TTAGACATTCGCGTCCCCTCCGTACAGCCCATTGCGCTCATTCAGCGCCTGGCCGATCATGCTGGCGCCCTCGTCGCGCAGCCAGCCCTTCATCGTCTTCGTGTCCATCGTGTGAACGTGCAGATGCACATCGCCAGATCCCGAAGAAGACGGCATGATCGAGCCACCGCCGCCAGCCGCCTGCAGATACATCGCGGCCATCTGCGCCGCGTCCGCGCCGCTGTTGATCGCGCTTAGGAACGGTGCATGCGCCTGGCCGGGGACTGGCTTGATCAGGCGCTCGCCGAGCTGGGCATGAATGAATCCTTCTGTCGACGACGTGGCGAGATCTCCGAAGCCGGCGATAACGCCGCCCGCATGGAACTGCGCGGCAGAGCGTGCGGTGTATTGGTGGCCGCCACCAGCCAACGCAGTGATGTCCTGGACAACCTTGCTCGTTTCCTTGTCCAGGTAGTTGCTCTTGACCCAGTCGGCCGCGGACGCGCCCCACTTGGCGCGCATATAGGCATAGCCTTGGCTCGCCGCCGCGTTCGCCTGCGAGATCCCGTTCAGGAAATCGGCACCAGTCCCGCTGTTGTAACTGGTCTCGATCTGCTCCATCTGCGGGAACAGCGTCTGCTTGTAGTAGTCGCGCGCGGCAAACCGGCCGCTCTCGCCGAGGATGTCGCCAACCAGGTTCGTCCCCAGTCCGATCGCCGCACCCACAACCGCGCCAACCGCTGTGCCCAGACCTGGAACGATGGAGCCGATCGCCGCGCCGGCTTCCGCGCCGCTCATCGCACCGCCAAGCGCGCCGTTCAAGCCGCCCTTGTGAAAGGCATCCAGCACGCCCTGCGTGCCGCTGTATGCGCCGTAGGCGAGCGCGCCGAACCCTGCGACACCATTCATCGCCCCCGACAAGCCAGGAGCGCCACCAACGCTCTGCATCGCGCCAGGTGAATTCGACCCGTTCAGCCACGCATCAAGATTGCTGTCGGCGTCGCTGCCCGCAGCAGACTTATTCCCTCCAGCGATCTGCGACACCTGGCGGGCCAGGCCCGTCACGCCTTGAATCGTCGAGCCCGTCGAAGCCGGCGAGTAAGTCGAGTTTCCAACTCCGGCCGGCCGCACGATCCCGCCCGCTCCTACATTCGAGCTCACGCCCGGCGACGCGGTCCAGCTCGGCGGCAGGCTCGTACCGGAAGGGATCACGCCGGCAGTGCCCAGAGGTGCTCCGCCCGCTGCGCTGGGCATCCCCGCCGCATGGCCTCCCAGCACGCTGCCGAGGATCCCGCCGAATCCAGCCGGCGCGGAGCTCGCGCCAGGCTGCATCGAACCCAGCGTGTTGCCGAAGAACTGCTTGAAAAGCTGCGTACGCATGATCCAGGCCGCGATGATCTCGAAGAACATCTGCTCCATCTTTTGCTTGATGAAGGCGGTTGGATCGGTGAACGCCGACTGTAGCTGCCCAGCGATCGTGTGCTGCAGGTTTGCGTTCTGCTCGGCGATCTGCGCATTGGCCGACGCGTCGATAGCATTCTTGCGGCGATCGAAGTCATCCCACTGGATCAGCTTATTGTTGAAGTCGGCAGTCAGCTTCGCAGTGCGGGCATCGTCCTGCGCCTGGATCTCGGCTATGCCGTTCTTGTAGGCAGCAACCCAGCCCAGGATCCCTTGCTCGCGGATCCGCTGCACCGACTGCGCTGCCTCACGCTCATATTGCAGATCTTCATCGGCGTTGCGCTGGCGAAGTGGTGCCTTCTGTGCTTCGCCTTGGGCTTTGATGTTCGCCAGGTCTGCCGCATGATCGGACAACTCTTGAGGCGTGGCGAACTGGCCCTTATCCCCAAACTTGTCGGCGAAATTCCTGTTCGAAGCCGAGATACTCCGCTGCGTCTCGGCATCGATCTTCGCGAAGCCCTGCAGCTGCGCATCGGTCCTTTGGTCGATCTGCCCCTTCACGTATTCCGTGAACTGCCGCTCGAACTCCTTGTTCTTCTGGTTGTAAACATCGTCCGCTGCCGAACGTTGACGCGCAAAATCTGCCAGCTTCGCAGGATCGTCCGAGTCTCCGATCACAGACTTGGCCTGCACCTTGTTGATGTCGGCGATAGCCTCATCGTGCTCTGCGGCGATCCTTCCAGCCTCCGGCAACCCTGCCTGTTTCGCAGCTTCCGCCAGCTTGTCGGTTTGCTCCGTCAACGCGCGAAGCCGCGCCATGCGCTCGTTGTCATACTTCGTCTGGTTGGCAGCCAGCAGCGCAGCCTGTGTTGCCGGCTGAATTAGACCCTCGCTGCGCCGGCGATTGATCGTGTCATCCATCTGCTGCTTTGCAACCAGATAGGCTCTATCGCCATCGATCCCGGCCTTCACCGCCTCATTGTGGGCGGTGATCGTTTCGTCGCGCTCGGCGCGCGTCAACGCTATGGTCTTGCTGTGATACTCGTTGTCCGCTTTCTCCCGCGCAAGGTCGAACTCCTTCTGCCCGGCCTTGGGATCATTCCTGTGGACTGGGGTTAGATTGGGATCATTCACATCCATTTTGTTCGCGAGCTGCTCGGCTCGCGCAGCCTTGGTTACATTTACGAGATCCGTTTCGCGATCCAGCGTGTTCTTCTGTATCTGCTTCGCTTCTGCGATCGCGTTGTCCCTTGCTTGCGCTGCTTCCGCATAGGCCCGTAGTCCCACAGCCTTGTCCACGCCTTGCAGGCGGACATCTTCAAGATCTGCCTGCCTCTGCAATTCATTTCTTCGCGCCCGTGACTGCTCATTTTCCAACGCTATTTTTGCTGCCCTGGCAGCGTCTTTTGGCGTATAAACTTCCGGCCGCACAGCGTTGGAGCCAATTTGCAGGTTGACGCCAGCCCGTTTCAAGGAATCGGGCGTACCCATATCTATGAGCTTGTTGGTCCCTCCGGCCACGAGGTATTCAAGCCCCTTCACTCCGTACCGAGGATATTGCAGCAAGTTCCCTTTATTATTTGGGCCAACACCTGCCGCCTCCTTCTTCGCGCGCAGGTCGTCGAGCTGGTCGTTAGTCTGGTCCAGCAGGTCTTTCGCCGTCTCCAAGGATGCAGTGTCGAACAGCTCAGCGTTTTTTGATTTCCCGATTGTCTCTTCGAACTCGCGCAACTGCGCATTGACATCGAAAAGCTGCTTGTAGAACCCATAAGCCTGCTCGCCCAGGTGAACCAGCACTTCGAGTGAGCCGATAGCAACAAGCCCGCCACCCACGGCGCCCAGCGCCGTCGCAATCGCCGGCACGCGCGAGAACGCAGACTCCAGCGCCCGGGGCAGCCTGATCCCCAGCGACTGTGAAGCCAGGCGGATATTGTCCAGGCTTGTGGTCAGGTGCCCGGTTTTTTCAACGGCCGGTGTAGCCGCCTTCTCCACCTGCTGCATCCAGCGGAGCGCTGGAACACCCACTGTGGCCACACGCGCGCCGGCATCGCCGAGTTGCTGCATCCACCTCACCGCGGGCGCGCCTACGCTCGCAACGCGGCCGCCGGTGTCGCCCATCTGCTGCATCCACTTCACACCTGGTGCGCCGACACTCGCGGCCCGTGCGCCGGCATTGCCCATTTCCTGCATCCACTTCACGGCAGGCGACCCGGAGCTTACGGTCCGCGACACCGCGTTTGTGGCACTGTCGGCGGCTGCACTTAGCTTCTTCATGGAAGCTTCGCCCTGCACGCCGAGCTGCGTCATCTTCGCGGTCATCGCATCGATCACGGACGACGTATTGCCGTCTTCCACCCGGATCTGGATTGAAACCATCGTCGCCATTTACGATCCCGCCCTCAGAAACGAAATTCCGCAGCCCTTGCACTTCGAAGCCAACTTGCTGTCCTGCCTCGCACCGCACGAGCTGCACGCTGGATGATCGCTTTCGAACTTCGCCTTCGCCCGCGCCAGCGTCTGCAGCCCCGCAACATCGGCCCGCGTCAACATCTCCGCCGAATACTGAGCCCCAGCCGCAATCGAATAGCCGAGATCCAGAAGATAGTGCGACCATGTGTAATATCCCGGCGAAAGCTTCAACGGCTCGACACTGCTCAGCGCCCGCTCCCGTGTGTCCTCGTCGGCATGGCGCAGCGCAGATCCGACCGCCCCCATCTGGTACGACTCTTCAAACAGCCCGACAAGGGCCTCATGAAGGCCCTCCTGGTCGCGTTCGACTTGAATCACTTGTGCCATGCCTGATCCCTGTTTCTACTTCCTACTCGATACTTCCCGCTTCCTTCGCCTCCACGCTAACCACTTGCTGCTGTGGCTGGAAGAGTTGCTGTGCAGCCATCACCTTGTGGTGCGCATCCATCTCGCTCACGATCATGCCGCGGCCATGGAGCTTGAGCCCGTTCGAACAGTAGCCCTCGACACTGTCGATCAGTTGGTCGTAGAGCTTGATGAGCTCCGCCTGCGCGCCTGGAAACACCGTCGTGCCGGCCCGATTGCCGCCCAGCACGATCGACCGGCTCGCTTCGCGCGCATAGCGCCTGTGTTGCTCTTCAGTTGGCGTGTTGAAGTAATGCTTCAGCCCGCTGAAACTCTCCATCCCGCTGCCGTCTTCCAGCGCCGACCACACGCAGGAGAGCGTTACGCATGCGGCATCGAACACCAAGGCATCTTCATCGTCAGCCGGTACCGCCCGCGTACTCGCCAGGATGTCGGCGACGCCGAGCCTGTGCGGGACCGGAAGCTTCGCCTGCCAGTTCTCAATCGCATCCAGGGTCTTGAACTCCGGAAGCCTATACCCCTCGGCGAACACTAGCACGGCATGCGCCAGCTGCAGCCGCGCCGTGTCATAGTCCTGCGTAGTGACCAGGTCGCGGCCATCGCGCTTCTGCGTGTACTCCAGCGCCTTGAAGTATGCGACCCAGTCGTCAGCCACGACGCGCCGGCACGTCAGCGTGAACATCTTGCTGTTTCCCTGCAACATGATGGCGCGCGGCTTCGCGAGATCGAGCATCGCATTGGTTTCTGTTGATGTGTTTTCAGACATAAAAGCCCCTTCAGAAAAATGATTTTGTGTTTGGAATTTACGAAGACTGCTCAGGCGGAAGGTGCCTGTCCTGCATGGGAGCCGCTGGCGAAGAGGGTGCCTTGGCTCGCCGGCCGCGAAGGGGTGCAGCCGGATACTGCGAGAAAGAACCCGGAGCGCGCCCATTCAACGCTCCGGGAGGAGAAACCTTTTAGACAGCCACCAGGTAGCCCAGCACCTGGGCATTCATGATGAAGGCGCTGATAGCGGCCGTCGCGCCCGCCTGCAGACAAGTCGTCTCGTCGACATTGATGGTCCACGCCACCTTGTCTTCGACATCGGCCAGTTTGGCCAGCTTTACCCTCGCGTTGGGAAAGTTGAATCCGAACTGGAAGGTCTTGGTTGGATCCGTCGCGACCGATATGTCGACGGCCGTGTCGTTCACTTCCAGTGTCTGGATATCATCCGTGCTGTCCGCGATGATCGTGATCTCCATGGAGAACCCGGTCTTACCCGACTCGCCGCTGCCGGCATACAGGCCATCGCCGCTGCTCTTGAAAGGTCCAGAACCGCGCGAAAGCTTGATCGTGAGATTGCGCTGCCTGCCCGCGTACGACTTCGCAGATCCCGTCGTGATCGTGAAGATCATGTCCGAGCCCAGGAAGTAGCTGTTGGTCGGAAGCGCCGGCATCGTGGTGATGGCGCCAGGCGTAAACCGCCCCGTGCCCTGCATGCTCAGCTCCGCCATGACCGCGCCGCGTTCCGGGATAGTGATCGTCAGGTCCGTGGCGAACATGTCCTGGAACTTGCGCTTGATGTCGGCCGTGTCCTCGACATACACGGTGGTGCACGGCATCACAGCCGAGATCGGCGGCACCGTGAAGGTATGCGTGTACGGCGCGCCGGATCCGGTCACCACTTCCTGGCCGAAGATCATGGCCAGCATCCAGCCCAGGCCCCAGCTATCGGCCTCGATCTTGATGTTGCCATCCGTGTCCCAGGCCGTGATCGTCTCATCGGTGGCGAACTCGGTGCCCTTGCCGGCGTAATCCTTGTCGCTCCTCCGCGTGGGCGTGGGCGTAAACATGGAGCTGGAGTCGAACCGCAGCCGCTTGGTGAGCGCGGCATCGGCCAGGATGCCACCGTAAGCAACCTGTGTGTTCGGACCCACGACGATGTTGCGGGCGCTCTGTTTTTGCATCGTGACTGACATTACTCGTGCACCTCGTTTTCAGTGTGTTCATTGCTTTCGTTATTGCCGTCGTCTTCATTGACGGCTGCGGCCGCAGTGGCGGCGGGCTCGGCATCGTCCGCGATCTCCAGCAGCTCGCGCCCATCTGGCGTGTGATGATCGCGCAGCCAGAAATTCCATTCATAGCTGCGCTCGACCTTTACCGCGTCCTTGCCCTGAAAGGTGAGGTTGCGCCGGCCATTGGCAAACGTCATCACGCCATTGCCGGCGAGCTCGCGTCCGCGCTCTGTCAGCCGCACCATCACAAAATCCGATTGATTCCCAGCCATCACTCCTCCATCCATCTCAGACACTCACTTCCGCGGGCCACGCGTTGGGCGCGTCATAACCGGCCGCACCTTCAACCTCGACCGCCAGGGCATACGCCACGCCGATCCCTTGCACCGGCAGCGTCTCGGTCGCAACCAGCGTCAGCGGCTCCGAGATCTCATTCGTCGCCAGGCGGATCCGAGCCCCGCCCAGGATCACTTCCACCTGTTGCGAAAGCTGCAGCGAAGCTTTCGCCTGGTCGCTCTGGCTGGTGCGGTCCTCCGCCGCCGCGAGCACCAGGAACTTATGCGTCTTGCTGTATGCAGTTCTCTGTGTCTCCATCGTCGCGAAGGACGCCTGCAAATACATCACGCGCACGGCCGTGGCGTAGAACACCAGCTCGCCCTGGTCGTTGAAGTCCTTGTCGGTGATCTGCTCGACATCCACATTGCTGAGCTGCGCGCCCAGCAGCGCCGTCAGCGCGTTCCACACGTCCGTGGCGAAGAACTGTAACTGCACATCACTCATGCGCCACCAACCTTGCCCAGGCGCATCGCCTTGCCGGCCAGATACGCTTCCGCTTTGGACACCAGCCGCGCTGGATCCTCCGGCCGGAACACCAGGAAAGGCCGCGCGGGAATGTTCTGCCGGCGCGTGTGCGCCGCGACACCGAACTGCACGCGGTTCTTCGGTCCAATTGACGAGCGAATCGCACGAGGCACCCTGTGCGCGTTGCCATGGCGATCCTTGACTTTGACCATCTTGTATCGCGCGTACGCCATCGCCGTGCCCTGGTGCTCGCCAACATCCATCATCTGTGCGCGCGTACGAGGTCCCTCAACTCCGCCCATGTGGTCCTTAGAGCCGAACTGGTGCACGCCCGCATAAACCAACGCGGTGCCCACAATGAGGACGTCTCCGTCCACCTTGTATGTAATCGAGCCGAACAGACGCCCGCTCAGAATCAGCAGCTTGTGCCCAGTGGTGTAGCCCTTCTTCAGCAACGTGGACGCGGCCAGCTTGGGCCAGGATCCTGCAGGCGATCCTTCCTCGCGGAACGTGCGCGCCACCGACGCCTGCATCAGCACACCGAATATATTCAGCAGGGCCGGCTTATCCGTCGCGGCCGCGCGGAACTGCGCGAGCTCGACCAGCTCATCGCGGTTATCGACTTTGGCGATCAGCTTCAACCCGTATACCCCTCAAGGTTGCAATCCGTAATGCTTCGCCGCTTCCGGCTCACTACAACATTCCCGGATCCCGTTTGCTCGTTTCCGCCCACTACAGGCGAATCCAGCCCGGCCTTGCCTGTGCTGATGTCCTTGAGCATCTGGATGGCATAGGTATAGCCGTCCTTGATGGGTTCAGGCACCTGGCTGGCTCTGCGGCTATACAGCATGTACGCGGCGATCGCGGCCGCCATGCCGGTAAGCTCCCGCGTTTGCTGCAGAGGCAGCGCATAGCGTGCGCGGCAGTACATCTCGATCGTGCCCGATGCCTGATCAAGCTTTTCCTGGACCACGTCGGTATCGACGGCATTGCTGTTGCTGTCATCCGTCAGTTGAACGAGCGTTCTCGCCGGGATGATCCCCGGCGAGAGATCGCTCTGTGTGGCGTAGGCCATGACTTACTGGCCGTCCTGCGTCGCCGCTGCAGCACGCGCGTCGGTGATGGCCTTGCGCAGCTCATCCAGCGTTTGCGTGGCCTTGAGTTCCAGGTGATAGGCCAGGCCCTCTTCGATCAGGTCTGCCTTCTTCATGGTGTCCACTTCCGGAACCTGGTCGAGTTCTTCATCCAGCGAGCCGACCTCGCCGCCAAGTTTCTGAATCGCGTTGTGCGCCAAAAGTGCAGCCGCCTGCTCAGCATCGAGTTCGATGACGGCGTTCTTCGCATAGCGCTTGCCGTCATGCCGGACGGGGCGCTGGGTGACATACTTCGTTGTTTTCGTTTTCGCCATACGTCTTCTCCTGAAGAGGAGGGCGGCGCGCTTGGAAGCCGCGCCGCCATCTTCATTACTGCCATCCACTTCTACTGGGTTAGCTGGTTAGCTCGGCACGTAAGCTGTCGAGGCATTGATGAAGGCGAAGGCGGCTTCCGCAGCCGTCAGCTTCACGTCGTAATAGATGTTGCCCGACAGCCAGTCCTTCTTCGAGCTGGGATAGGGATCCGGATATTCCAGAGCCTCGTAGCCGTCGATGCCCTGTGTGGTGTCGACAAAGGTCTTAACCACGGAGAGATCGTCCTGCGACGTCGCCTGCTGGACATACGCCACGTAGGCATTCTGGCCCCAGACGAAGCTGTCAACGCCAGCTTCGGAGGTGACCACCATGCCGGCGTCAAGAATCGGCAGACCCAGCACTTTCGAAAGCATATCGATCGTGATGGCGCCAGGATCGATCGCGTTGAACTTCGCCTTGATGTCCGGATGCGACGCCAACGAACGAACCACATCGGGCGGAAAGATGAGGGAGTTGGCGCGTATACCGGCCTTGCGAATCTGGAGGATTGCGTCCTGAATGTCAGCAATGGGATGTGACGTTCCGGAATAGTCACTCCACTGCGACGTCCCTGACAGGGTTTCCGTGTTGCCGGTGATGCCGGCGTAGATGCTGGCAACCTCGATCTCACGCGCCAGGTGGATTTGATCCATGACCTGCACGGCTGCACGCTTCTTAGCGGAGAAGCCAAGCTGCCCCGACGTCGCTTCCGTCTCGCGCGGCACTTCAGCTTCCAGCGCGTGGCTGTCGCAGAAGTACTTGTCGGTCGAGTAGATGAAGCGGATCTGGCCAGGACGCGCACCAGGTGCGCGCCGCGTATCGCCTGGATTCTTGCGGCGACTTTTGTCGAAGATGAGGTACTGGAAAGACTGACGATCGACCGGAACACGCGGTGCCGCCTGATCGACAATCGAGTCCCCCGGCGAGTAGTCCTTCATAAAGTTGGACATGGCGACATTGATTGTCCCCAGACCTTGATTGGGTGCCACAGGCGGCATGGTGTTTTACCTTCCTCATTGCGCCCGAAGGCGTGAATTGAAAAACGAGAGAGAACTGAGCTACTTGATGAAGGGCGAGATTTCGAGCACGAACTCATCGCCCGAAGCAACCGTGCTGGAAACAGCGCGGCCAAAGATGTTGTCGCCGGTGGCGCTCGTTGGGATGAACTTGCCAGTGGCATCCATCTTCACGAACACGGGCGCGGTCAACGCTGCTCCGCAGGTCGCATAGCACTCGCCGCGGCGGACAATGCCGTACACGCCGGTGCCGACTTGGTCCGTCTCTGCGATCACACCCAGGCACTGTCCATTGGCAGCGCTTGGCAGCGCGATCACACCGTCGCTCGCGCCCTGGATAACACCGAGGCCGGCAGTAAGGCCGGTAGGTCCGGCGTAGGTTCGAACGTCACCGGGGGTGACCTTCATGGTTGCTTTTGCCATGACTCGTAACTCCGTTTGAATTAGCGGGGCCGTCTTCACGGCTCCGCACTACTGTGTGTCGGATCGCCACGGCCGTAGCCGCCGTGACTTTTCATAGGAAAACTAGACTGCGCCGGCCGTCCCGTCGCCCTTGCGCGTCAGTTCGGGGTGCTCGTTCGCAATCTGATCCATGGCTGCGCCGTAGCTGATGTTCTTTTCCTTCTGGCGCGCCTTGATCGCCTCATGGAACTTCACCGAGTTACCGTCAGCGTTCGCGGGAACGTTGGATTCAACGGGAGGCTGCCCAGCACCATCCACCTTGCGGTCAGTGGGCACGATCTTGCCGAGCCCTTCCATGAACGCGGTGAAAATCTCCAGCGGCGTCTGCGTTGTCTTGCTTGCGCCTTCGCCGAACTCCACGGTTGCGGTCTGCTTGGCCAGCTCGGCAAACACCAAGTCGAGGCCCATCTTGTCGAACGCCGGCACCCAGGCGCCCTTAGCCTTGACGCTGGCGATCGCAGCCGCGGCGCGGGATCCCGTTTCGGCAGTGACCAGTTTCGTGTCGCGCTCGGCGAACAGCTTCTGCTGCTCGTCAAGCTTCACCTGGAAAGGCTTCACCGCCTCGGTGGCAACTTCGCCGGCTATGCGCTTCACGTCGTCTTCCGAAAACGTCTTGGCGCCAGGCTCGGCAGGCTTCGGCGAGAAGTGCTTTTTGATGTTGCCCCAGATGCTTTCAGACAGCTTGTTTTGTTCGTCGTCCGTCAACGGCATACGTTTCTCCTCCGAGAACTCAATCTCGATTGTGTTTGGATCTTCCTGCTCGAACGCGATGTCGGCCAGGCCCTTGATGTACGGAGCCTGAGCGCCAAGCCATGCGACGTGGTGCAGATTCCAGCCGTTCGACCGTTGAACCAAACCGATAGAACGCTTTTTGTAAAGCTTGCGTTCGAGAGCTTCCTCGAACTCAGGCTGGATCGTGCCCATCTTGCCCTGCAGTAAATCGCCTACCCTGCGCAGCTTTGTCCACCAACCGTAAGCAGGAGCCTTGTCGTTCGCCTTCGGATGACCGATCGTGCTCGGAGCGTCGTAATGCGCCGGGTCATAGTTATTGACGATGCCGTCGAGGTCCTTCTCCGTAAACGACCCCTTGCCGTCGGCGGAATAATCGCCGGCGCGAAAGAGGTCGATCCATTGGTCGAGAAGCTTACTCACAGGTTGCAGACTAAGTGCCCTCCTTTGTCCCTTCGCTATCCGCGCCGCATCCGGGATACGTGTCCGCTAAAACTGAGTGGCGGCGGTTCTCCGTGCTACCTCGACGAGCCATTCGGCGAGCATGCTTGGTGTGCGCTCGCGTTCGGCTTTCGTCGTCTCCGGCCATTTACGGCAGCCGCGACTCCGCGTGATGACATGACTTGCCTTGCCCAATACGAATGGCATTTCGGGAAGCAGATGAGGTGACACTCCGCAGATATACAACCATGTCGCCTTTTCAGCGCGATGACCAAACCACTGCTGCAGTATGGGGAGTGTGAAACCGCCCCATCGATCGATCTGGCCTGGACGCGGAAGACGGCAGTGCTTCCACAGTTTGCTGCCGCGTGGATGTTCCAGCACTCCGCCGTTCCGCCGCACGGCCAGCACGGCCAGCGCTTTGATTGCAGGATTCGGTGTCGCGAATTTATATAAGTTTCCCCACTGAGCACACGGCGGATGCGCAACTACGGGCGATCCTCCGACCCAGTTGCGAGCGTCCCGCTCCTCATCCCAGACATCGCAGTTTTCCAGCGTCTTATAAACACTGTCACGCCGCGCGAAGAGTATGGCCACCTTCTTCATGGGATCCGCTAAAACACTTTCTCGAAACCCTGCTGCGGCACCTTCAACCGCGCCAGCATGGGCAGTCTTTCAGTGCCTCCTTCGCTCGCTTCGTCGCTCGCTTCCTCCGGAAGCAGCCCGATCACGATGCAACGGCAGTTGAATCCGTTGGGCGGATAGATCTTGTTCCACACCGGATCCTCGCCGCGCGCTTCGAAGCCATCCAGGACGGCATGCTCAGGACGCACGCGGTCATCACCAACCGTCATGTACTTCCAGAACGGCACCACGGCGGCCGTGTCCTCATCGCTGAGCTGCTCCCAGCGGCCGAGCGCGTGCGCTTTGCCCACAGCCGTCTGGAAGGCCGTATCCAGCGTGAACGCATTGAGCTGCTGCGCTCCCTGGGTGCTCGTCATACCGGCGACAGCCTTTTCAAAATCCTCTTTTGTGCCGCCGCGCTGCACCACGGTCGCGAGCTCGTCGCGCACCTTACCGATCAGCCTGGTGTCCGCGGTGCCCGCGATCGTGAATGCCAGCTTGCGATACTGCGCGGTCAGGCCGTCGAACGTGGCTCGCGTCACCGGCGTCAGGCTGCGGATGTACGCGGCCGCATCGTCTGCCGGCAGATTCAGGTCGAAACCCACAAAGGCATCCGGAAGCGAATCGTCCTCAGCGAACTTCAGCGCCGGCCGCGTGCTCATCGCCAGCGGCAGCTTCTTCCCGGTCCGCTTGCCGATCGCGTTCACCACACTCAGCCGGCCGAGCACGTTCGCCGCCGCCATCGTGCGGGCGAGCTGCTCCGCAACCTGCAGCTGCACGCCATGGTCCTTGGGGATCTGCAGCATCACTTCCCCTCGCCGGTCGCGATGCTTCCGCTGGGCATCAGCCTGCCGGCGACCTCGCCGATCCGCGTCCTCAACATCTCCAGGCTGTTGTCCTTGAGCTGGCGCGCCAGCTCATCCATGTCGGCCAGGTCGGCATGCGCCTGCCGGGCTGCCGGCGTGTTCTCGTTGAACGCCGTCGCCGGTACCGGCTCCGTAGCCGCGTTCACATTTGGAGTCAGCGCTACATCGTTCGCCTCGATCGGCGGGATCTGCAACTGATCCGCAGCCCAGCGCGCGCCGATCTGGATGCCCATCCGTTGGGCATTGGTGAACAGCGTGGACTTCTGGACCAGGTCCTCTTCTTCCGCGATGTCCCAGCCAAAGACAGGCGCCGCCACATTCGGTCCATAGTTCCAAAGGTGAACCTGCCGCACGCACTGCACGTTCAGCACCCGCGCGTGCTTCTTCGCCAGTGAGATCGAGCGCTGCTGAAACGTCTGCTGGTGAGTCTCGCCCTGTGCCTGCGAGCCGCGGCCGCCTTCGTTCCCATGGCTGGTCAGCGTCTCGCCCTTGATCGCCCGCGCAATCGAGTACTGTGATTTCTCGAACAGCTTTTCAAACAGGGATGAATCGCTGCTCTTCGCGACCCTGAGCAGCTCAACGTCGATCTCCATCCCTTCAGGTATGGCAAACGCCACGCCCTCAACCAACGCTTCTGCGGCTTCGACCGCCTGCTGCTTCTCCGCATCGGTTGCTCCATCCGCATACCGGGTCAACGCTGTGCCATTGCCCTTCGCGCCGGCCTTGAGCCACATGCCCAACACCTGGCGTTTGAACCAGCTCGGCCAGAACGCTCCCCGGATCAGCGGCCGTCCCACACGCGATCGCGCCCGGCCACGGTAACTGAAGATCAGGAACTTCTCTTCCGGCATGGGCGTACCCGTGCTGGAGCCGAAGGTCTGCAGCAGCTGCATCTGCCCAACCTGCGGCTGGAACGTCGGCCCGAAGCTGAACATTTCCTGCGGGCAGTCGTCGATCCCGATCAGGCGCGCCTGGCCAGCGCTCGAATCGAACATCATCTCCTGCACGCTGTACCCATAGCCGCAGGCGTCGAGCATGGACTCCGCGATCGAATCGAAGTCCAGCGCATCGAGCTGAGCCTTCATCTCCGTCGCCGCGTCGATCGCAGCGGCCGTCTGATCACCCGGCGTGATATTCCACTCGCGCTCCAGGACGGAGAACCGCAGCTCATCGAGCGCGGAGCTCACATCCTCGTCTTTGTCCTCCAGCTCCCGATAGAACGGGATCGACCAGCCGTCGCCGCGCATCATCATCGCCCACGTCTGCGACGGATCGCGCATGCCCGTGAACGCGGCAGCGTTGCGCCACTGCGCATACATCGCCTGCTGCAGCACGCCTGTCGTTACGATTTGCCCGCTGGGCGGTGCGCTCGTTGGATCTGCCATCTCAGTAACCTCTCAGGATTTTCTTGATTCCCAACCCAGCAGCACGTACGCCTGTTGTCGCGATGTTTACAGTGGATGCCGCATACGTCGCCAGGCTCGATCCCCAGAAATGATCGGCGTGCTGGAAACCCTTTTGCTTTGGTCCACCTGCAACACCCGTCTCGATCGCGATGCGCGGTGCGTCGAAGGTCACGCCACTGGAAGTGGCAACACGCTTGATCGCCTGCAGCTCAGTTCGAATGTCCAAGCTGTAGGGAATGCGCTCCTTCCCACCCTCGAACGAACGCTTGAACCTGATTGCCAGATCCGTCTTCATGCTCACCGCGCCGTCTTCGGTGGCGCTCGTCGCGCGGTTCTTCTTTTTCTTGTCGTCGCGCAGCCGGCTGGATCCAGCGAAGTTCACCGCCATCACCTTGCCGGGACACAGCTCACCCAGCAGATCCCACAGCGCGATACCCATACCGGTCGAATCGAGCGCGGTCCGCCGCGTCAGCTTTACAAACGGCGCCAGGGTCTTTGCCTGATCCTGAAACTTCATGCCGTGGATCGAAAGCACCATGCGCGTCCACAGCACGCCGCCGATCTCCTCTTTCAGCCAGAATGTTGTCCGATCGCGAACACGCCCGACGTCGATCCCGCCAAAGAGCCTGCCGCGCGGCACCCAGCCGGGAGGCGGCGTCATCGTTGCGCCGGCATCCTCGGCCGCCTGCAGCAGGTCCAGACCAAGCCAGGATCCAGTCGACTTCAGGAAGACGCAGTAGAACTCCTGGTTGACGATGTCGTCATCCTGGATGAGCTGCCGCATCTCCGCCATGTTGATCGGGCAGCCGTCCGCAACTGCCATGTCCACATCGATAAAATGGATCGACCAGCCTTTGACATGACCAAAGTTGTTCTCAGGCACCCCATCTACGAGGCCGAGCTCCTTGCAGATGTCGAAAAACTTACCCTGTTCGCCGTTCGGCGTGGATAGCACACGCACTTTATGACCCAGAGAAAGTTGGCGTGTGATCGCGGCCCAGATGGCATAGCTGTCTTCATGGTGCGCAAACTCATCCAGGATCGCATTGCCTGGATAGCCGCGCGCTGTCCGTGCGTTCGCCGCCAGGGCGATGATGCGCGAGCCGTTCGCCAGGGTGACGCGCTGCTGGATGGCCTCGTACTCACCCAGCTCATCGAAGAACGATTCGTCCTGGTACAGCTCCACCGCGCCGTGGATCAGCTCCAGCAACGTGTGGCACGTCTGGATGAACTCAACAGACTGAGGTTTCGAAGCGCTGAGTACCGTCCAGGTAGTCTTCGGATTCTGAATGCAGTCGAGGACCGCTTCCAGCGCCGTCGCAAACGAGAAGCCGATGCGCGCCGACTTCACCGAGATCTTGAACCGTGAGTTGTCGTCTATCCAGCGCTGCTGATAGTTCCGTAGCGGAAGAACTGCGGGATTGAGTACTTCAGGCTTTGGCGGGGCTGGAGATCCAGCCCCAGCGGCAACAGCCGCTCCCAGAGCAGCCGTCGCAACTGCCTTGACCAGCGGCCGTCTCATTCAGCCGCCTTCGGCTTCGGTGGAAGTCCGAACACACGCTCGCGCAGCCGATCGATATCCGCGACGGTGACTTCGCCCTTCTTCGCTTTCTTCGAGAGCTTCTCCGCTTCAGCGTCCATCTTATTCCGCCTCTGCTCCGCATCCTTTTCCAGCTGGACGATCTTCCGTTCGTCCACCGCAACCTTGCGTTCCTTGATGTCATTGGCTCTGGCTGACTGCATCACCTCGGCCAGGCCCAGGAGCGCCTTGGCGGCGCGCATACGTCCCGCGACAGAGCCATCTTCGGACATCACGACCATCAGCTGGTCGCGGATCGCGTTACTGACAGCCTCAACCTCGTTGTTCACGGCGGACTTCGCAAACGCCTCGGCGATCTCGCGGGCCTGTGCCGACCGTGTCTGCATCTCTTTGCGCACTTGAGTGAAGCGCAGGTCGTACCAGCGGGCGAGATTGGTGTGTGGAAGCTTCAGGTCTGGAAACAGCTCCAGCGTCGAGCGCGTCAGGTTATCCCATGGGACAAAGCCGCGGCCGGCATGAACCTTGAAAGCCGGCGTCGTCGTGCCTGTGACGTTGCCTTCCTCATCTTCGTTGACCTGGTCATCCCACTTCTGTCCGAACGGCTCGGCAGACAGATCCTCGATCTCCTGCCAGCTCAGGAAGTGCTTGTTACGCAGCTCGATGATGGCGCGGTGCACGATCGGCGGCAAGCGATCGATCTTCAGCGGCTGCTGGACTTCCCGGGCTTCTCCCTGCTTCGGACGCGGCTTCGCCATAGCTAGAGCAGCTCCACCGCTGGATCCGTGATCGTCTCTTCGAGCAGATCCCGGCCCTTGGGGCACAGCTCAATCAACGTGATGAAGATGTCGCCGTTCTTTTTATCCTTGCGCTGTTCGAACGTGACATAGCCCCGCGCCTTCAGATCCTGCAGCGCCGTGTGGACATCATTGAGAGGCACGTCGAAGCGGAGCCCGCCAATCAGCGCGCTCCACAACGCAGAGGAGTCGAACCGCGACGCCTGCTCATCGTGGTTGGTGCACAGCAGCTTCAACAACACGCCGCGCAGCCGCTTCATTTTTGCTACCGTCGTAAAACTCACCTGGTACCTCCGCCTCCGGCTGCCTGCAACACATCGATCTTGGCTTCAATCTTCTTCAGCACATCCACAACGTGCTTCAGAACCTCGCCTTGCCGCTCCGACTGCTGCGACGTATAGGCAGTCAGCGTTCGCGTCTCCTGAGCTTGCCTGTCATCCTTGTCCCCGACGCGCTGCAGCGCCACGGCCGTATGCTCCATCGCGATCACGCCACGCTTCACGATGTTCAAAAAGAACTTCGCCAGGTCGTACACCACGAACAGCGCGATCATCGCGAAGATCGCCCTTGGCCCCCACGAGATCAGAAGCGGAAACGCTTCGCGCGGATTGTTGTGCAGCAGCGAGTAGGCGCCGTACACGATCGCCGCGCCCATCGACCATCCGCCGCCAAGGGCAACGCGCTTCGCGATCTCGGCCCTCAGCGAAGACTTCGCCGACTGCTCCACAGTCTCGTCATGCTCGGTGCGGCCCAGCAGTGTCCCGATCACGCGCTCTCTCCCGCACCACATTCCGTCGCCAGCACCGCCGCGTCTTTCACCACGCGGGCGCCCGCTGCGATCGCCTGCGGCACGTTCCTGGTCGACACGCTCATTCCCATGCCAGCCAGGTCGCGCAGCAGCTGCATGGTGTCCTCCTGGTGCGTCTGCAGAGCGGAGCGGAACGATGCCGCAAACAACCCCAGCGCGAACAGCCCAACGGCGCACGCCGTCTCCGGCGTCAGCCGGCCGGCGAACACCAGGCCGCCTGTCGCCAGGCACACCGCCGCCGCGATCAAATACGTCTTCTTTCCAACCAGCCAATTCATCATGCCCAACCGCCTCTCCTGATGGCCCGCCGTCGCGTAGCAAAAATGCTGCCAGCCTTGGCAAGGATTTTTAGGCCCTACCCCACACAAAACTTTCCAACCTCGCTCTACGCGCCTCTAATGCCCGATATGCCACTTACCGCAAAATTCGCATTCGTAGGGGTGGGCTCCGTCTCCGGACCGGGCCACACCCTGACGAACGCGAAAGCCCTGCGTGGCGATCGCGGCCGCCTCGCTCTCGTGCTGCTCTTTGCCCAGGCATCCGTGGTCGAATGCCGGCAGAGATGTCCACGGAAAGAAGGCGACGGCCATCACCACTCCTACTGCTGTGTTTCGTCCTTGCCCTCAGCTTCGCCAGCTTCCGGCTCAGCCTCTTCACCCACAGGCTGCTCCACAGGCGCAGGCGCCTCGCTGCCCGCCGGCGCATCCGCACCGTCTTCCTCCGCGATCGCGATCGCAGAAGCGTTGTCGGCAGCAGCGCCATCGAGGATCTGTGCATCCGTTTCGCCCTTGAGCGCGACCAGCTTCGGCACCAGCTCAGCCGCGGCTTCAGCGGCCAGCGCGATCAGTACATCGATCTCGGCTGGCGTCAGCGTCACAGCCGCCAGCATGATCCCGGCGCCCGCGACATGACTGTTACCCGTGCTGCTGGTCTTCGCCGGAACATTCGCCAGGTTGTTCAGCGTCGCAAGCGCGGCCTTGATGCCACTCATCGTCACAGAGAACGCGGTCTGCGCTTCCGGACTCTTGAGGTGCAGGATGCCTTGATCGTTCAACTGGTCGATCTGGGCATTGAGATCCTTCAAGTCCTGCACAACGTCCGAGGCGCTCAGGTTGCCGCCGTTGGCCTGGATCTGCTGCAGCACCTTGACGAACTTGTCATTCGCCGACGTGGCCTGCACGATGTAGTTCGCGTTCTGCTTGCGCTCGTCGGGCAAAATGTTTGGATCGTCGTGATTGATCTGCGCGGCCGTGTTGAGGCTGGCGGCGATGGATCCGGCAGCCACGCTGGCCTTATGGATGTCACTGCACCCGCCTGATGCGGCCATGCAACTGAGACCCAGCAGGAACACAAACAACAGCCGAACCGAGACCTTCCAGTAACGCTTGAATGCCGCGAACGCGATAAACGCCGCGAGCACCATCAGTGCGAGTAAACCAATTGCCATCCAGGGAGTCATGCTGCCTCTTTCTGCGCAGCCGGACTCGCCGGCGGCGGCACGTCATACTGCGTGAGGTTGTACAGCCGCATAAACTTCAGCAGCCGATCCGCATAGTCGGCGGTTGTCGAATAGCCACCACGCGCCAGGCCCACGATGAAAGCTTCCGGCAGGTTCGCCGAGACCATCGCCAGGTGGTAGCGCGGAGCCGTCGCCAGCAGTCGCGCATGATCGTCGAAGCTGGCGGCCGCGTTGGGATACTTCTGAAATTCCTGCAGCTCGATGACGCGCTTGCCGTTTTCGTATTCCGCCGTCGGCATCTCGACATAGCTGTCCGGCCCATACAGGTGCTCGAACTTGATCCCGAAATAGTTGTTCGCCTTGGTCGCAAGCTGCGACTGCCCCCAGGAGCTCTCCGGGATCCACTGCGCAAGAGTGACTGAGGCAGGTACGCCCCACTTGCGTTGCGCGGCCTGTGCGGCCGGGATTGCGGCGTGGAAGTTTGTCAGCTCGATCTGGGTAGGCACGCACGAATCTCCGATTGAGCCGGAGGCTCGCGGCGGTCATCTGCACCGCGAGCCTCCTGCACTCCTGGGTGAACTGGTGTTTCCAGTCCGTCAGCCATCAATCGAAGGCCGTGATTCGGAGACTAAAAGCGCATCCCGGCCGGCACGTCGAGCGCGCCGTAGCCGGGATATGTGTCCGTTGAATTGTGTGTTTTTGCTGTTACTACTTACGAGGACTGGAGACTGACATTGCCCTTCTGCGGGTCCGCCGCCAGTAACTGGCGTGTGAAACCTTGGCCGTTCTTATTCGGGGTCTCGGGCAGGGGTTTCAGAATGAACTGGCAGTTCACATAAGCGATGCTGGTGAAAGGAATCATCTTGCCGCCGGAATACACGATGCGCGCATCGTTGATCCAGATGTCGAACATCACCATGTTGGGATGGTGCTGCTTCACCAGGAGAAGATATTTCCCAAGTCGCGTGGAATTGAAGTGACCGTCGTCGTCCAGGTTCAGTTGGCAGTGACCCAGCTCAACATGCGTACGCCATGGTGTATCGGCGGGCGCGTTCGTGAAACCTGGAACATACGATTCGGTGCCTTCAACCTCCAGCTTGTCGATATTCCCGGCTCCATCCGGCGGAAGCGTGTCTGAGCAATCTGGAAGCGTCTCGGGAAGTTTCACCAATGACTCGGACCGGTAGCTGACGAGCTCGGCCCCAGCCTGCCAGGCAGTTGGAATATCGCTGTGCTTTACCAGGACGTCATCCAGCGCATCCGCGAGCTTCACGATGTTTTCCGGCTTCGGTGGCTTCTTTTCCACGCGGTTCTTCTGGATCTCCCCGCTAAAGACGCTGAGGCTCGCTGCCAGGGCAGCATCCGACTTCGGCTTGGTTAGATCCTGGATTGTCGCGTTGAGTGGATTGCCCAGCTTTCCGTCGAGGTAGGAAATGCGCTCGTCGAGCTTATTGAGCCTCTCTTCGACGGTATCGATTTTATGGGACAACCATCCGAGACATCCAACCGCGGCGGTGACCAAACCTAGTGCGATGATGCGCGCATATTTCAGGCCGTGTTCAACCGACGCGAGGCGCTTTTCGATGTCGGCGAGTACGTCGGGCTTGGGTGCCAATGGTTGCTCCAGATCTGAATCGGCTAGGCATCCATTTTCGGCCTCCGCTTGTTCATCGTCCAGCGAATTCAACGGGTCAACGGCTAGAAAGTCCATTGTCCGAGATTGGATCTCGAACCGCAGTCCGCAAACGAGCGCGCCGAAGCCGGGATACATGTCCGCTCAGTTGTGGGTTTTGTTGTTCGCTACTTCTTTTTGGTTGTCATCCCCGCAGGGGATCTGCTGGTCGCTGTTAACTGTTCGCTGTTAACTGATCCCTGCCTTTTTGTCATCTCGACCGAAGTGGAGAGAGCTGCTTCTGTGCTCTTGCTTTTCTTGCTGTCATCCCCGCAGGGGATCTGCTGTGGGTCCCTAAGGAACGATCGTTACCGTCTTCTTTCGGAGTCCCGCATACTTGACAGCCTTGCCGAGTAATAAGAGCTCAGGCAGATCGAGATCTGCCGCAAAGGCATCCTGGTGAAAGATCAGGTTGTCTTCCTTCGAACGGCAGGCTTCAGCGAAAGCAGGAAGCTCCCGTTCTATATCCGCCGACAGTTTTTGTTCAAGCTCTTCATTTGCCATCGCTCTATCCCTCGTCCTTGCTCTTGCTTTTGCTTTTCTTTCTGTCATCCCCGCAGGGGATCTGCTGGTCGCTGTTAACTGTTCGCTGTTAACTGATCCCTGCCTTTTTGTCATCTCGACCGAAGCGGAGAGATCTGCTGTTCGCCCCCTGCCCATGTGGGGGCACCCCATTCATCGCGCTTGCGCTCGGCGCGATGGGTGGGCTACGGCTAGGGTCGCGGAGCCGGGGGTATATCTAGCGGGGCGGATGCAATCTCTGACTTTAGATTCTGGAGCCTCTCTACCGGGAAGCGCTCCTCGCATCTGCCAAGTGATGCTGGCGTCTTGTTCCTGAAAGCGATGTCGGCACAAGCCGAATACAGGGCCTGTGTCTTAGCCTCGGCATAAAGCGGGCCTTCGGTTTTGCTTATGGAAATCTCCATCATTTCCTTTTCTTTTGCTTCGGCCTTCGCCGTGGCGGCCTGGAATGCGGAATATCCCTTACGCGCGGAATCGTGTTCGAGCACCAGGAGGTCTACATATTCCGACATGCTGGTCTCGAACATAGGGCTGATCGCCCCACCTCGATAACTAGTCTCTGACGATGGCGCTTCCGAAGTCCTTGACAAGTCCTCCGCCATGTCCCAAAAGAATCGGACGACGACCAGGAGCAGGCCAAGCCCAATAACCATAAGGATGAACATAAACGCAGTCCATGCGCCTGTCTTCCGCGCCATCGCGTTCATTTGCCTATCGTCCATTGCTTCCACCAGGCTTAGGCAGCAGTTTGCCTGTCTCCCCCTCGCTCAATGCCTCAAGCCCAAAGATCAGATCGTGCATGAACCAACCTTCGCCCTCGTGTGTCATGAACGCCTGATTCCTGGCGCTCGCGTCATCCGTGCAGAAAACAAGCCCATTGTTGACGCAGTGCATATAGGAGAGTTCAGCAAAGCGGATGTGGGTGATCGAGTGCGGCCCCTGAAACCAGAAGGCGCGGTCCGTCACCACAAGATTCCCTTCAGCTACAGGGACAAGCGCTTCGAACGTTGACGCTGGAATGGTTGTTCCCGTGTGGGCATACATCCCGCTTGCAACACGGATCGAATAACCCGTATGGACAGTGGGCCTATCTATCATCACCTTGTCTTGCCATAGCTGCGCTCCGCCAAAGACCCAGACCATTGACTCTCCAGGCTCATAACGGAAGCCAATTCCGGGGTCATCCACGCGCTGCGGGAGCTTGCCTGCCGCCAGCTCCGCCAACGCCACAAGCATCACGAAATGGTGCCACCCTCGATCGGGGACGTTGGCACCCAGCCGAAACGCCGAAAGGTACTCAGCAATTGCACCGTAGGCGTCCATGCCGAGCAGTGACTTGTCTCTCACCATGCGATTGATCGCCCACGAGAAAGAGGATGCCGCAAGCGTCATCCCCTCGCCGGGCTCTAGCTGCCGCCTCGCCTTTGCCGCAAGCTCTGGAAGCTGGGAAACACGGCCGTCAGAAAACCACCCACGCAGCTCCGCCTCTAGCTCCCGCTTTGCCAGGTCGCGCTGCCTGGAAATCTCATCCTCATTGCGCTCGCATTCCTCATGGACAGATTTGAAAATCCCTGCCTGTTGATGACAGATTCGACAACGCCCCATAACCACTCATCTCCTAACGGCAGGCGGTTTTCCCATGATGTAAACAACTTCGCCAACAATGCTGAAATCACCCTCTGGCCGCATGATCCGGACGGGGTAGTCGATCGAAGTATGCTGTGGCACAAGCATGTAAATATCCCCGTCATTTCTAAGCCACTTGATCGTTACCCCGTCACCCTCACGCGCGGCAACCATATGTTTGAGCAATTTCTTTGGATCCCGCCTCGACGTATCCACTATGACGATGTAACCGTCCGGAACAATCGGAGCCATTGAATCCCCAGAAACCTTCAAGGCATAAAGCTCGCCACCGCCAGGGAAGAAATCCAACGCAAACGGCAACATCCGCTCAATCTGGCTTTCGTCGGTAGCGCGGGGTGTACCCGCTGCCACTGAATCGCGAAGCTGCTTCACCAGCCTCAGCGGCGGTAAGCTGGGCGCACCAGTCTCAGGAACCCGCTTGATCCCTGCGATCGCTAGAAGGTCTTCTTTCAGTCTTGCATCTGAAGTGTCCTCCGCCATTTGCAGCAGAATTTTGGTTGATGGCTGGTCTAGACCCTTCTCCCATCGCGACACGGCGACCTGGCTAACGCCATATTTCCTACCGAAATCAGCCTGATTTTGCCCCGCCGACTTCCGAATACCGGAAATGCGCACACCAAGGGTGAGCGGAGCCAGAGACATACCCTCACTTTTATCCTTGACATTCACAAAAGCACGCTTTTAGATTGTCCTTATCGAGGGACAAGTCTTGAAGCTCCAAAGTATCAGAGCGGCAGCGAAGTGTGAGCGGTCCATTGCACCTATCCATCCGCTGTTTGCACACCCGCCATACGGAATCTTTTCCAAGGTCGCCAGGCAAGTGGGTGTTTCGCCCAGTTTTGCTCGCAAGGTCGCGCTTGGGCTCCATACCTCGGCACGCGTGGCGAAGGTAGCCAACGCAGAGGCTGAACGCATAACGGACAGCCTGAAGCGCGCGGATCGGAAGCGTAAGGCGGTGGCGGCATGATCTCTTCACACGCCAATCATGCTGGCCGGGCATCTAGGACGTCTCCGGCAAAGGGTGCACGACGTTTTTCCGCGAACGGCCAAGCCCGGCTCTTTGATCGTCTGGAATCGACACTGCCGGGCTCGCAAAACGACGCTGCCATGGTCCGCGCCGTAGTCGTTGAAGCGATGCGCAACAGCACGCTAAGCCGCGTACAGATTGCGGAATCGATGAGCCGCCTCACCGGTCTCCAGGTCACGGAAAGAATGCTGAACGCTTTTGCCGCCGACTCGCGCGAAGACCACCGCTTCCCGGCAGAGCTGATGAGGGCATTCTGCACCGTGACACAGGACGACCGCTTATTGACATGCTGCGCTGAAGCGGCGGGCCTTCACGTCATCGATGACTCGGGATGGGAACTTTTAGAGCTGGGCCGTGAATACCTCAAACAAAAGCGCGCCGCCGCGGCCATCGCCTCCTATGAACGCAGACTTCAGGGGGTGGAGATTGAGTAGCTCCTATCAAAACCCATGGATCGCCGATATCCGCCATTTCTTCCCGCGTTCATTCGCTCGGCAAAGCGACTTCGGTTGGCGCGTCTACAGCGGCAACAGCAAGGGCGAAGTCATTGGCATGGGCGAACTCAAGTCCGCCGCATACATGAACGCTTGTGCCAACCTCGCCAAGTGGCGTGCGGAGGCGGAACTGTGATCGCACAGTGGCTGTCCCTCCAGGATTTTATGAATGCGTCCGGCTGGAGCCGGCCTACAGTTTTCCGTCACCAGGCGGCTGGAAAACTCCAAACCAAGAAACAAGACCGATCCACCCTTTACGCGAGCGCATCCCTACCCGCCGAAGCGCTCGCCAAGCTGGAACCCCTGATCGAGCCTCGCCCAAAGACGCTGCGACTCTCCGAGCCGGCCAGCGCTCCCGCGCCGCTCTTTGCCGCAGCTGAGGCACATCAGGGGCCAGGCCGCCGCATCGTGCTCTCGCCGGAGCAGGAACGTCAGGCCATGCAGCGGTTGAAGATCCTTCAGCCGCTGCTTGATTTCTGCAGCAACCGCGATGGCGCCCGCGCTCGCGCATCCATCCTCCCCCTCCGCGACGGCCGCCACGTCACCAACGCCGACCGCATGGCCGACTACCTCGCCGAGCTGCACTCCACAACAGAGCTTTCCGTCACACGCCCCACCCTGTGGCGCTGGAAGCGCGCCTATGAAGACCGCGGCCTTGACGGCCTGGTGCGCAAGGTCCGCGACGACAAAGGCCGCTCCAAGTGGGCCGCGCGATTCCCCCAGGCCGCCGAGCTGGTCGCCGCCACCTTCATGCGCCCCTACTCCACGCGCCAGCGCGCCTATGACGCCCTGGTGAAGGCGCGCGTGCAGCTCGGCATCTCCGACGCCGATCTCCCTGGCTACGACTCTGTGTGCGACTTCCTGGCCGCGCTGCCGGCCGCTCCTGTTGTCTGGGCACGTCAAGGGGAGCGCGCCCACCACGAGCTTATGGCCAGTTACCTGCAGCGCGAGTACACCGACATCGCGCCCAACCAGGTCTGGGTGGCCGACACCATGATTCACGACACGCTGGTGCGCAACGACTGCTTTGGAGCCTGCGGCAATGAGGCCGTCCGCCTGCAGCTCACCGCGCTCATGGACCTGCGTTCCCGCAAGATCGTCGGCTACACCTGGTGCCTGGATGGCAGCAGCCGGTCGATCACCACCGCGCTGATCGCCGCCGTCAAGCGCTACGGCCCCTGCGTAACCTTCTACTGCGACAACGGCAAAGACTTCAAAAAAGTCGGCCGCTTCGCCAGGCCGGCCAACAACGCCGGGCTCGTCGACGAGGACGTCCAGGCGATCGAGCGCACCGGCGCCCTCCGTCAGCTCGGCATCGCGGTTCAGTTCTGCATCAAGTACCACCCGCAGAGCAAGCCCATTGAGCGCTTCTTCCGCACGCTGCACCTCCAGCTGGACGCGACGTTCCCGCACTACACCACGGGCAACGCGTATACCAAACCCGACGCCACCATCGCCGCCGCCGCCAAGCACGGCAAGCTGCTGCAGATGTCTCTGAAGGCCGGGGCGCCACAAGACATCGAAGCCTCGCCGCTCATGCCTGCTTCCGTCTTCATCAAGATGGCCTCGCTGTGGATTGAAGGCGAATACAACGCCCAGCACAGCCACCGCGGCCGTGGCATGGATGGCCGCACGCCTGACGAAGTCTTCGCGCCCGCGCTGCAGACCCGCCGCCCCTTCGACCTCGGCATTCTCGACACATTGCTCTGGCGTCGCGAACGCCGCCTGGTGCGCAACTGTGCGGTCACCGTGGACGACAGCCGCTACATCGGCGTCAACCCCGCAGCCGTGGAACGCCTTTATCTGAGCAACAGGAGCGAGGTCATTGTCTGCTTCGATCCTAACGATCCGGACACTGGCGTCATCACCGACCTCGACGGCCGCAAGCTCTGCGACGTCCAGACCGAGATCCTCGTTGCACACTCCGCCGAAGCCGGTCCCATGATCGAAGCCAGCCTGCGAGGCAACCGCGGGCGCCGTAACAACATGGCCGCCAATGTGCGCGGCCTGCGCAAGCGTGTCGCCCTCAACGGTCACAAGACCGAATCCCAAGCGCTCTACGAACAGGCTCTCCCCATCGCTGTCGGGCAGAACTCGCCCCAGACCATGACCCAGCCCGCACCATCCTCACGGCGGCTCGCACAGACGAGCTCCGCGCCGATGTACGCCCATGAAGTAGCCGCAAGTATTTTCCGCTCAAAAAAGGAGAACGAGTAGATGGGACGCCTCACCGAACAGCGCAAAGCAGAGCTGACAAAATCGCTTCCTGCAGCCGAGACCACGAAGAAGACCGCCCGCGCCTACATGGCCGCCGCCAACCTGGGCATCGAGCAGTTCGCCAGGCTCCTTGGTTATTCGCTCTCCGCAGTGGAGAAGTTCACCCACGGCGACTATTCCAGGGCCGGCACAACCGATCTCTTCATCCGCGAGGCCATTGAAGGCTTCATGGCCAAGCACCCGGTCGGCGTGGCCCGCACTGAAAGCGAAGGCCGGCTTTATGAGACGGCCAACGTTCGCGAGATCCGCCAGTGGTTCACGCACTGTCAGCACAAGCAGGCCCTGGCCTTCGTCTACGGGCCTCCAGGCAGCCAGAAGACCTTTGCCCTGCAGCACGTCGTCGCGGAGTTCAACCGCCGCGAGCTCGCCCGCACCAGCTCCAGCAACCGCGCCTACATGGTTCGCGCCAGCATCAACATCTCGCCGCGTGACCTTATCCGCAAGATCTGCGCGGAGGTAGGCGCGCCGGCCACGGGCGGGATCCAGCGCAGCATGGACGCGATTCGCTTCGCTCTGCGCGGAACCCGCACCGTGATCGTGATCGACGAAGCGCAGCTCTGCGGCATCCCCGCGCTCGAAGCCGTACGCGAGCTCAATGACAAGCCGCTTTCGCTCGGCATCCTGCTTGCCGGCAGCCACGGCCTGAAGACCTTCTTCGACCAGAACGCTCACAAGCTGGAGCAATGGAATTCCCGCATGGACATGGGAGCCGAGCTCTCCGGCGTCAGCGACGAAGACGCCCGCAACATCATCAAGGCCGAACGCTCCGACCTGAAACAGGGCCAGATCACCGCGCTCATTGCAGGTTCGCGCGTGCGCGACATCTACAGCCGCGAGCGCGACCGCACCTACATCTCGATGCGCCGCCTCTTCAAGAACCTCGCCGCGCTCAACGCCCTCGAAGCCGAAGAGAAAGGAATCGCCGCATGATCCAGACGCCCCGTCCCATCGCCTACCTGTGCAACCTGCCGCGCCGCTTCGAAGCCTACGTGGATGCCTATGACGATAAGGCCTTCATCGCACGCGCCGACTTCGTCATGAAGATCCTCGCGGTCGGCACCGCAGCCGTCCTGATCGGCCTGATCACATCGGGCGCAATCGTGTACTCGCTATCGGCGCAATAGACGCCTCAGCCTCAACCCAAAGGAGCAACAAGCCCATGACGTCAACCACCGAAACGACGGCTGCTGAAATAACGATCAAGCCGCCCACACCGCAGCAAGTCGACACGCTCATCGACCTCTACCAGCAGCAGGACGTCATTGCAGACGAGTCCCGTGCAATCGCCGACCAACTTGAACGCGAGCTCATCGACCTCGTGCGGGCGTTCGGCTCGATACCTGAGAGCGCCAACCAATCCAAGCGTCTGCAGGGCATCCACAGTCTCGCAACAGTGATCCTTGGTGTCACTCGCAGCCTCAAAGAAGAGCGAATCATCGCCCTGCGCGATTACATGATCGAGCGCGATCTGCTGGACCTGTTCAACCTGATGTTCTCGGCGTCCACCAAATACACGCTGATAGACGGAGCGCACGACGTCCTCATTGGCGTCAAGCTCGCGGACCGCACCCGCGAGAAGATCCTTTCGCTCTTCGGCATGTGCATTGACGTGAAAGATAAAAAGCCCTCCCTCAAGGTCCAGGCCGTGAAGCCCGAAAAGCCGGCCCGCGCGAAGAAGGCCAAGGCCGGGAAAGCTGTGGCCTGATGCTTCCGCCCTCGGAGAAGTTCCAGGAAATCGCCCTTGACGCGCGGATCGCCGAGCTGGTCGACCACGCGAAGGAGATCCGCAAGGCTCTTCTGGTCGGCCATGTTTGGGCCGCTGACACCTGGACCCACGTCGCGCTGGACAAGGCCGAGGAGATCGCAAGTGATCTTCGCGACCTGCAGCGCTGCATTGAAAACCAAGCAGAACTAAAAGAGGAGAATCCCCATGCCTAAGACTGACGCCGAAATGCGAGTGCTGGAGCGCTCGCTCGCCTTTGAGCAAGCCCAGCAGTTTGCCGAGTCCGTTTCCAACCCGGTTGAACCCGAAGGCGCGGATGACGCGCGCGACTGGTTTGACCTCACCGACAGCAGCCGCGCGGAAGACGAGGCACACCTGCTCGACGAAGCGCTGGAGTACCTGACCTGGCGCGGCCTCCTGCTCCGCCATGACGCCAACCCCAACATCATCGCGATCCGCGACGAGCACGAAGCCGAGGTCAAGCAATGAGCACACGCGGCCTGATGGCTCTCAGCTTGACGCAGCCTTGGGCCTCTCTTGTAGCAACTGGAGCGAAGCGTCTGGAAACGCGCTCATGGCGTACGTCATACCGTGGGCCGCTCGTGATCTGCGCAGCCAAGGCATATCCGAAGGACGCCCGCGAGCTGGCGAAGATGCGCTCGTTTCGCGAGGGACTGGGCTGGCCCGAGAACACTGACTCGCTCCCAGTGGGCGTTGCTCTCTGCCTCGTGCATCTCGCGGGATGTGTGGAAACGGATCGCCTGGAGAAGCTCGAAGTCATAGGCGTCAAGCCTGCGGCGAAAGATCTTTTGTTCGGAAACTATGAACGGGGCCGTTGGGCCTGGGCGCTCAAGGATGTGCGCGCTTTCACCCCTTTTCCGGTTCGCGGAGCTCTCGGATTGTGGAAGTGGCCCGAACATCTGGAGGTACCCCATGTATAGCTACCAATCTCACCAGCCAGCCCATCCCGCTCCAGGCATCCAGTCCTACGCCTACAACGAAGAACGCATGATGGACGGCATCCGCAAGTTCCGCGCGGAGCAACGCGCGACGTGCGTTGCAAGAAGAACACCGCCCAGCAAGCCCCAGCCCGTCGCTGCCGTTCAACCCTCGGCGGTCTTGATCGCCCCCGCGCTTCCTGCCGCCCCCGCGCTTCCTGCCGCCACCGTGGTGCCTCAGCCCGTCGCCCAACTGATCTTCGAGCTTGTGTCCAGCGAATATGGTGTTTCCGTGGCGGAGCTCAAGCACAACAAGTCCCGCGCCGAATGGATCGTTACCCCTCGTCAGCTCGCCATGCTGCTTCTACGCAGGAATGCGTGCTTGAGCTTCGGACAGATCGCAGCCATCTTTCGCAAGCACCACACGACAGTGATCTACTCCGTCGAGATGGCTGGCGCCCGCGCCACCCGCGATGAGCGCATGCAGAACGTCATCGCACGTTGCCCATTTTCGCCAATGCTTGGCTCCCTGGAAGTCACCATCGCGGACAAGCCTGCACTCGGCTTTCCTATCAAAGGCGGCCTGACTGAACTCATCTTTGCGCTTGTTGCGCATACCTACTCCATCAGCATCTCCGAGATCCGGTTCACCCGCTCGCGCAAGGCGCGGTTCAAGATACCGCGCTGTCTGGCGATGCTGTTGCTCCACGAGAAGTGCGCCCTGAAGTTCGAGCACATCGCTCAGATCTTCCGCTGCAAGGCGTCCACCGTTCCCGAATGCATCGCGAAGGCCGAGCTGCTCGCCCAGAAATATCCAGCCATGAAAGAGCTGATCAACGCCTGCCCATCCCAGCAAGCGCCTGGATGTGGGGCTAGGAGGCTTAGTGGCGATTGATAACGACTTCGATCGCGCGAGCGACAAGCACACCGAAGCCCAACGCGCACGCGATGCCTTCGACCGCGCAGACGCCTGGGCCAAGGCCCCGGCCGGCACGAAGTACTCCGCACCCGAAAAGGAGACCGCATGATCGGAACTTTCTTCGAAACCGCCGAAGACCGCGCTGTCAACCACGCCTACGAAGTGCTCAAGGGGAACACGCCCGATGGGCTGCTGCCCACGACACGCCAGCAGGCGATCCTGCGCATCATCGCCGACAAGCGTGGTCTCAAGAACGCCATCCTGGTCGGGCGCCTGGCCGAGCTGCTGAAGGCCACGCCGCGCCAGATCAAGGACGACATTCGGGATCTCCGCTTGCTTTTCAAAGTGCGGATCGGCAGCTCGCGCGACGCCATCGATGGCGGCGTGTACCTCATCACCACGAAAGAGGAAGCGCTCGACACCGCGCGTCCTTTCCTGCGGCAGGCGTCGGCAGAGCTCGCTGTCGCCCGCGCCATCCTCGAACCCCACGAGCTCGCCGAGCTAGAAGGCCAGCTGCGCCTGGAGGCCGCACCCAATGCCTAGACCCCTTGTTTTTCTTCTCATCCTGGGCGGCGACCTCTTGATCTGGGTTGTGCTGATCGCCGCTATAAGGAGGTTCTTCTAATGCCTAAAGCCGTTCATCCTATTCAACCATTGGTTCGCGATAAGCACCGTGTTTTGCGCTTCAAGAAAAATGCCATCGTCGAGTTTCTTCTAGACAATGGGTCGTTCAACATGAACCACATTGCCGCCATGAGATTCAGCGTGGAGGACCGAGAGCAGTTCGCACAATTGATCGGCTATTCTTTGTCCGGGTTCGGTGACCTCGACTACGTGCGCAACTCGACGTATAAACGCGCCTCCGAAGCGGGGGTGCGCTGATGGCGGGCTACCCGAAAAACCGGCTTCAGATGAAGAAGGCTGGCTACACGTTCAAAAGCAAGAGCAAGTGCGATGTGTGCGGCGCTGCCATTGAGTTCTGGAAGACTCTGCACGACAAGTGGTTCTTGACTGATGCACCCACAAGTCAGAACAGCGAAAGCGAAGAGGTGATCGATCACCGCATAACCTGCGATCCCACCAAGAGGGGCATCGCACCCTCCGCAGCGAGGCCAGTATCCACGCCTCGCACTTTCCAGGCCGCCGATCGCGAGCGCTGCGCCCAGCGCTTGCTGCAGACCAGCCAGGCCCGCATTGTCGTCGCGCTCTACGACGACGGGTTCTTCGCCTTCACCTATCGCCAGGGCATTTCACCTGAAGATCTGCGCCATGAGCTCATCACGGCGGCCAACAAAATCCGCAACCAGCTTGGAGCGAAGCAGTGAACCGAAAGCCTCTACGGCCGTGGGAGGTTGCAGCTCTGGAGGAGCTCTACCCAAGCATCGCGACGAACAAACTCGCCGCGCTGCTTGGACGCAGCGAATCCTCGATCTACAACCAGGCGTTCATACTCGGTCTGCACAAAACGCCGGAATATCTCGCAGGTCCAGATGCCTGCCGGCTGCGCCGTGGCGGCAACATAGGTTCACAATCCCGCTTCAAGAAGGGACAGGTTCCTCACAACAAGGGCATACGGATGCCGGGCTGGGCTCCCGGTCGCATGGCCCAAACGCAGTTCAGGAAAGGTCACGTCTCGGCAAACTGGGCACCACTGGGGACAGAGCGCGTTTCTGATGACGGATATCTCAAGCGCAAAGTCGCCCTAAACGGCAAACAGATCGAACGCTGGCGGATGGTTCATGTCCTGCTGTGGGAAGAGCATCACGGTCCCATCCCTGCAGGGCACACCGTGATTTTCAAGGACAAAGACAAAACCAACATCGTCCTGCAGAACCTTGAGCTGGTCTCACGCCGGCAGCTCATGCAACGAAATTCGGTCCATCGCTGGGGACCTGAAGTGTTCCAGGTCATCCAGTTGCGTGGAGCATTGAACCGCAAGATAAGGAGCTGTAATGAAAAACAAAATGTCTGACCTCCGTAACCATCTCTTTGAGGCCCTCGAAGCGCTGAAAGACGAAGACAAACCGATGGAACTCGCACGCGCGAAGGTGATTAGTGATGTCGCGCAGACGATCATCAACTCGGCCAAGGTCGAAGTGGAGTTTCTGGATGCACTTGGAGCTACCGGCAGCGCGGAGTTTTTCGACGGCCTCGATCTCGAAGTGCTGCCCGAACAGCACAAGCGCCGCCGTATCGAAGCCGGCCGCCGCGCATAACTGGAGGTAGCATGAGCACCCCATACCCAAAGATCGGCTCGATTGTTGTCTCCAAGGACGGAGAAGCGCTCATCCACGTTTGGCCTTGTGAGCAGAACATTGCCCATTGCTTCACGGGTGTGAGCCTGTTCAGCGGCGATTCATCGTGCATGTGGCTGCGCAGCCACTTCGAGGCCGACAACATATTCAAGCGTCCACTCCTGAGCAGATACCGGAAGACGCGCAGAAAGCTTCGGAAAGGAAAGGGGCGTGCATGATGAAGCAATTTCAAATCACTCGTTATGTATTCGGCGATAGGGCGATGTTTCTTTACCTCGGAACCGATGAGCAGAAAAAAGCGCTGATGCTGGACTTTTTGAAGTTTTGCCTGACTTCGAGATCCACCACTGAGGTTCAAGAACACATGCTTCGCGTCAGTGAGTGCCCTGGGCATCTCGTGCAGGCTCTCTGCCTAACCCTTTTCGCGGCTTGCTTCGGTTCGCGTGAGGGAAGACTTGTGGAAAGCAATCTACGTTCCACTCCCTACTCATACAGGACGACGCCTCTGGGCTTGGCGTTTGTCCTCCAGGATGTGCACCCATGAAGACCTTCCAACAAATCGGCACAGCAGCCGGCGCCCTCGTCGAAGAGAAGAACCGTGCCTATGGTTCATCCTTCGCCACCGCAGGCGCGGCTTTCCGCCTGCTCTACCCGGATGGCATCGCTCCAGAGCAGATAGATGACGCTCTGGTGCTCGTGAGGATCTGGGACAAGATGAAGCGCATCGCAACCGATCGCGACGCGCTGGGGGAAAGCCCGTACGCGGACATCATCGGATACGGCATCCTCGGCGTCCACATGCACCAGCACAGGAAGGAAGGCTCCGCACCATGCAACGGCTCTGCCAGCGATGTACCGCAAAAGTCAAAGGCACAGCAAGGCGCTTCTGCTCCGAGCGATGCCAGCGAGCCGACTACAACGACCGCAAACGGCATGACCGCAAAGTCTTCGACCAGGCTGTCGCCGCCGCCGTCCTCAGACACCTTGGCAAACTCAAGTGTCCCTGTCCTAAGTGTGATGGATCCTGCATCAAAAAGCGCGGGAGACCTCGAAAGCGAAGCCAACGCACGTAACCTCGGAAACCTTTGCGGAGTGTGTAAGAGCAGGCTTCATGACGTTTGTGTCGCCAGTGACAAAAAAGGTCTTTGCTTCTGCTCAGTACTCTGCCGGGATGTGTTTTACCAAGAACTCGGAGAGCTCCATGCCTAAGATCAGCTCAGCCGCACGGACGCGCCTGCAGATCCTCTATGGCCAGGAAGCCGCGCGCTCCCTGGACTTGGAGAACTCGCGCGCCAGCCGGCTGAGCTGGGCTTCACAGAACGTCGGCCGCAAGATCGCCAGCTTCTCCGATCTCACCTCTGCCGAAGGCAAGACCTTGATCGACACGCTGCAGCACGCGCTCGGCATTGCTCAGACGGTCGCGCCGCAGTTTCGTTCCTACACTAGTAAGCGGGATGCGCAGAAGGCGGGCACGGAAGGCCGGCGCGACCAGCTCCATCCCGATACCACCATGCTTGCAGGCAACGAAGACGTCCTGCAGCTCATCCGCGCCGAGCTCACCACGCTCGGCTGGGATGAAGCCAAACTCAAAATGTTCCTCCGTTCCAAACACGGCCCCAACCAGGGCCGCGACACCATGCGGACGCTCGGCGAGGCGAACCGCGTGCATTTTGCCCTGAAGCAGATCTCACGACGAGCGCGCGAAAACGCGTCCAGAAAAGAGCTCGCATCATGACCAGACTCGCCTGCCCGGAAGGACAACTCGATATCTTCGCGCCCGACATCATGGCCGAGATGTTCGACCACCCCAAGCCCGACGCTCCTCTGCCTCCGCTCCCTTTTGAGCGCAATCAGGAGGTGGACATGAAGCGCGCCGCCCGGATCCTCCACGTCGACGAACGAACCGTGCGCCGCATGATCGCCCGCGGCATGATCCGCGCCTACAAGCCTCGCAAGCGGTCCACCTTCCGCATTGAGTACGCCTCGCTGCTCGAACATTGCGATCGCCTGCGCGAGATCAACCACATCGCTCCACGCCGGCATGTTGGAAAGCGCATCCCCGATGACGCCATTCTTCCTTTCCCGTGGAAAGAAACCATCATGATCAGCGAGGTCGCCAGGCACCTCGACATCGACATCGAGGCGGCCGCCGATCTCATCGCCGATGGCGAGTTGGTTGCGTACCAGATGCACCCTTTCGCCCACGGTCCATGGCGCGTCCACCGCCCTTCGTTCGTCAAATATCTCCACAAACTTCGCCGCCAGGCCGCTCCACGGACAGCTTCCTGACTTTCGGCGTGCCCGGTGGAATGCACCCCACGAGCGCTGAAACTTGCAAGCATGTTTCGTGGATTCACCTCCTGCCTCATCGCTCTGCTTTCGTTCGCCGCTTTACCTGCACTCGCACAGGCTCCGTCCGGCTTCGTCACGTTCAACGCGTCCTACATGCAGGACGCCACGCACACCCTGATTCAGGACGCCACGATCTACTTCACGCCCGTCGTTATGAGCGGGCAGCCGGCATCGTTCAAGGCTGGCGGAACGTCGCAGGGCCAGGTCGCGGCCCGCACCATCCAGGCATCCATCACCAACGGTGTCGTCAACGTGCATGGCTCGGCAGGCGTCACGCTCGCCGATTCTTCGATCGCATCGCCAGTCAATATCTGCTACACCATCACCGCGACCGACAACGACACCGGTGAAGATCTGCTCGGCCCTGGTTATAGCTGTGTGCAGACGGCGGCCAACAACACCTGGTGCACATCCAGCGTCTGCAACTTCGATCTCTATAGCCCCAACCTCGCAGCGCTCGTGGTCTCGCAAAATGGCCCCACAGGCGCAACCGGACCAACAGGCTCGACCGGTCCGATCGGCGCAACAGGTGCAACCGGACCAACCGGAGTCACGGGCGCAACGGGAGTCACCGGACCTACTGGCCCAACAGGCTCGACCGGCTCAACTGGCGCGACAGGTGCAGTCGGCGGAACCGGCCTTCCCACTGTCGCGGATCCAGCGATCGCCACGCTCGAAGCCGCGTACACCTATCCATCACCGCCCACGGTGACAACGCAGGTCACCGGGCCGCCGTACGGTGCCTTCGCGAATCAAGGCTCACCGGGCTCGGTAGTCGTCTTCAACAGTGCATCCACAGCGACCACTTTCGCGGGGATACCCCTAAGCTTCAACGCCAACTTCTTTGCAGCCTCTGCCGGCCGGAACGTCGAGTTCTACATCTTCGATAACACCAACACAATCATCTACAACTCGGGGCTGCTGTCAGCTCCCAACGCTGGCAACTTCACATACGCGGTACCGCTGGCAACGGCGGAACGTACCCGCATGCCCATTGGTTCGTACGTGGGCATGTACAGCAGCACCGCGTTGATCGATCAAGCGTTTCAGTCGTACCCAAGCAGCTATAGCTATCTGTCCACGTCGGCGACCGGCAGGCTGTCTTACGGCACCACATCGGCGACAAGTTGGGGCTCCAGCGGATTTACGACACAGCATGCGCTGACGGACAACGTGATGTTGACCGTCAGGCACGAAGCGGTCTATGTGACCACGCCATGGGAAGGGCAAGCGAATGGGATTGCGGGACTCGACGCCTCCGCGCATTTGCTGCTTACGCAAGCTCCCGTGGCTCTATCCCAAAAAGACACGCTCACCACGGGTAATGGCGGTGTCGTAACAACTGCGTACGATCCAGCGATCCCAACGGTCGATCTTGCTGCTGTGTTCCCTCCGATCAAAGACACGATCGAGTACAGTGCCACGCCCTACATGTATTGGCAAAACTCCCTGGATACGTCGACTGGTGGAACCAGCCGCGGTTCAACGGGCGTCGGCACGAACACGGCGGGCTCCACTTGTATTTCCTTTACGACTGCCGGCAGTGTGAATGGCGGTTTCCTTCATGACGGGCTTCTAACCGCAGTCACCCTGTATCCATCGACCACTGCAGCGACAGCGGTTCAGGCATGGGTATTGCGTCCGAACGCCACTTTGACTTCGTCGAAGGTGACTGACGCAGGGTCGACGTTCTTCTCTTTGGTGGCGACCATCGGCCAACTCACGCGCACCAGCACGTCTTATTGGGAAGAGTTCAAAGGCCTGGCTATACCAGTCAAGACGGGCGATGTCATCGCGGTTCGAGCCCTCGGAGGCTATGTAGGCGGCGGCGTCAATTTCACCGGCGACTATGGGGCCTGCCAGGACATCGCAGACACGTCTCTCAATGCCCTGAACGGCGGCTTTTCAGTTGGAGATAGCACCAACGGGTTCGCTGGCAACTGGACATCGGGACTAAGAGTGGATGTCAAGGCGACGATCCAGCCTTGGTCATCGACCGCACTCTCCAACCAGCTTCAGGACGCAAACGGCAATATCCCGGCCAGCAAGTACCGCGCGGATGATATGCCCTTTGCCGGGAAGATCGGACTGGGGTTTGGGACATCGATTGAGTCTGGCACTGGGTCAAACGGTCCGGCCGGAAACGCACCGTATCCGAACGGATATTACAACATTGCTGCCCGCATGCTGCGCTTCGGAAAGTGGGTCAATAATGCCCTGGGTTCTTCCAAAGCAGAGTCTGGTGCGCAGCTGTCCTTGTCATCTACCCGCGCTGAAATCACTGCGCTTGGCGGTGATCCTACAAACTCCTATGAGTACAGGATGCTTGGTTTGCAGAGCACGGGTGGCTCTCTGCAAGCAGGCTGGATTGCGCCTGATGTCATCTGGTTTGGGCACTGTACAAATGACAATCTCAGCACAGCACTGGGCACCATGTATGCGAGTGGATCAAGTGGCCCACTCAATGTGGACCGTACAACGTTTTACGGTGCACTCAACTACCTACGTATTCAAGCACAGGCTGCCTACCCAAATACGATGTGGGTGTGGGTTGAGCCACCCAACACTGGCACAGGTACTACAGGTGGCGGATGCAAAGCCGTGTACGCAACGATGGCGGCATTCTATGGTGATCCACTCATTGATTTCTCTGACTCCATGCGCTTTCCGCGCGGCGGTGGAGAAAGCAGCACAAGCACTCACACATCGGCCGGCGTCTATCCCGTGTGGCCCGCCTTGGGCACATCTTCGCTTTACCTGAGCGGCCATACCTATAACCAATACGACGGCGTGGTTTCCATGACCGATGGTCAGAGCTACATTTCGTTGGTTGGTTCAAATCAAGGCAATGACCCAACAAGCTCCCCGACGTTCTGGAAGGTGCTCGGCAACACCACGGACGGCACACATCCCGACAAGTGGATTCACCTGCGCTCTGGGTATGCCTTGTATCGCGCGATGCTCAACATCGGCAACAACTGGATTCACTAACGCCCAAACGGCGCTAAAAGCTCAGGTCGCCAAAGGCCGCCTGATTGACGAAAACGGAGAGGAAAGGAGGTCGCGGAGAATCGGCAGAGCCAGCGGCCGGTGGCGCTGAGTTGGACCACCGGAACACTTCAACTACAAGGACGAAAGCCAATGCCGAAATTCACGTTAGGCGCACCAAAACCAATCGCAGATATCCCGGCCCTTCCGTCAGAGCGCCGCGCGGTCAGTTCGAACCGGTCTTTGAAAAGCTCGGTGACCTCAAGCGCGGGACCGCATTGCCGATCACGTTCGCAAGCAATAAGGACGCTCTCGTCGGACGCGCTGCATTGCGCAAGATCGCCAAGCGCAAAGACGAGTTTCTGAGCAGCAGCCTGGCCGACGACAAGGTCACCTTCTACTTCTGGATCGAGCCCAAGGAAGTCATCCAGGACATCACCGCCGCGAAGAAACGACAGGCAGCGTAGAGCCTGTCGACAACCCTCACTTCAACCCTTCAATTCAGACCATGAGAAGACAGTGCCTTTTGACGACGCAGCCATCGACAATCTCTTCAGTTACCACGCTCCCAAACCGGGCCAGCCGGAGCGCTATGAGGCCATCCGCAGCGCCGCCCGCGACTTCGCAAAAGTGCTCGTCGCCAACACTCCAGCCGGCGCCGACCAGGCTGCCGCAATCCGCGAGCTGAGGATCGCCGTCATGACCGCAAACGCCGCCATCGCCCTCGAATGA